TGTAATTGATATGTTTTCACCAACAGACGATAATTTGCCTTGTGCTACGTGTAAACACAGTGGAGCTTTAATGACGTTGTTGAATAACATGTGTGAATTTTTAGAAATTGAAGAAACTTATAATACCCATATTCATAATGAATCACCTATTGAAATAGATTATGAAGGTTATGATATATATGATGATTGTAATGATATTGTGGTGGGTGATTTAAAAGGTGATGATCCGAGATTACTTTCAATGATTATGAGAGATGATCAAGAAAAGAATGCTCAGGATTAAAAACATATAAAACAATAAAGAAAGGAAACAAAATGGTAAAAAGAATTATTTTTATTGGTCTAGGGGGTATTGGTTCGATTGTGAGTGAAAAAATTTGCCGTTTCGTGAATTTTTTACACAACGATACATATCATGTTGTGTTAGTTGATGGTGATGAATATGAACCAAAAAATTATGAACGTCAAGAATTTTCAAATTTAGGTTCTAAAGCTGAAGTTAAAGCTGAAGAATTAAGAAATAAATTTGAAAATATTCATTTTGTCGCAATTAATGAATTTGTAAATAAAAATAATGTTCATAATATAATTGATGATGATTCAATTGTTATTTTATCTCTAGACAACCACAAATCAAGAAAAATTATTTCGGAATATGTTAGTACATTAAATGATTGCGTACTATTTTCTGGTGGAAATGATTTTATTGATGGTAATGTACAAATCTTTATCAGAAAGGAGGGTAAATCAATTACACCTAGTCTGGTTGATTATCATCCCGAAATTGGAAATCCAGATGATAAATCACCAGAGGAAATGAGTTGTGAAGAATTACATGCAGTTGAACCGCAATTATTCTTCGTAAATTTGGGCGCTGCTACATTAATATGTTGGGCTTTTTATTTGTATTTAGAAAATAAACTCGACGGTGTTGCAGAAATATATTTTGATGTTTCAAAATTAGCCGTTAATGCAGTAAAACGTGCAGTGCCAGAAACCAATTAGAGTAAAAATATTTAAAAGTAAGGAGATTAAAATTATGATTAGTGAAAAATTAAAAAACGAAGAAGAATTAAAGTCAATGGACAATAGAAGTTTACGCAATATTTGTCGTGAATTATCTTTAACAAATTATTCAAAAAAAAGTAAAGATGTTTTGGTTCAGAAAATTATGGAATTTTCTAATTCTATTCATTCTGAAGAAGAACTTCATGCAAAAACTAGGCGGGATTTGATTGCCATTTGTCGTGAACGGGGTATGACAAATATTTCTAAAAAACCAAAAGATCAGCTTATTGATCTTATTCTGGCCAGTCAATTGAATAACTATACTGTTAGACATCTATCAGATTTGCCGAAAACTCAACTTCGCCGCATTTGTCGAGGTAAAGGTTTTGTTGGTTATAGTAAATGCAATAAGAGTGATCTTATTAACATTATTAGTGAATCTGTATAATAATTATATATTTAAATAACGTTAACTAAACTAAAACGAAAAAAGAAGGAGAATGATTATGAGCAATTACACCGAAGCTGCACTGTATGAAATGACCAATGATGAACTTCGCCAGATTTGTCGAGATAAAGGATTGACTGGTTATTCTAAGGCTAATAAGAATACGCTGGTTAATATGATTATGGGTCCTACTCAGGATGTTCAGGATGTTAGTGGTGATAACATGTTTGCCATTATTGCTTCTGGATGTACTCGCACGAGTATGCCTGTTGCTGGCATGAAGATTTCTGAAGTTGTCTCGTCTTATCAAGAGATCTTTAATATTCCTGATAATGCTACCGCACTTGTTGGTGGTAAAACCGTTAGCGGCTCATATGTCGTTAAGCCTGGTGATAACATTGAATTTATTAAACCGGCTGGTAAAAAGGGTTAAAAATTAATAAATTAATTTAAATTAAATATTATGGATGCGATGAAATAATATATTTTTAAGAACAAAAAAGAAGGAGAATGATTATGAGCAATTACACCGAAGCTGCACTGTATGAAATGACCAATGATGAACTTCGCCAGATTTGTATTGAAAAAGGAATTACTGGTTATTCAAAAGCCAATAAAGACACATTGGTTGCTAAAATTTTGAGAGAAAATAATTATGATACTGGTATTGACGAGGCTAGTGGTGATAACATGTTTGCCATTATTGCTTCTGGATGTACTCGCACGAGTATGCCTGTTGCTGGCATGAAGATTTCTGAGGTCGTATCTTCATATCAGGAAATTTTTAATATTCCTGATAATGCCACTGCTCTTGTTGGTGGCAAATCTGTTAGCGGCTCATATGTCGTTAAGCCTGGTGATAACATTGAATTTATTAAACCGGCTGGTAAAAAGGGTTAATATGTAATTGAATTGGTGAGGGGAGATAATATTTTATTTCCCCTCACCTTCATTTTAACTTTATTTTTATGATTGAGGGTTTGATGAAAAATATAACAATCGTTGGATGTGGAAGTTTAGGTGGAAATGTCGCTATTAGACTACATGCCAATGGTTTTAATTTAAAAGTAATCGATGATGATATCGTCGAAGAAAAAAATTTAAACTATGGTGTTTTTACAAAAGAAGATGTAGGTAAACCAAAAGTTGTGGCATTGAAAGAAAAACTTAATAATATTAATATATTATCTTTACCTTATAAGTTTGAAGATTGTGTTGATTTAATTGAACCAAATGATATTATTTTAAATTGTGCTGATTCAAATTTATTAACCAATAAAGGTAATATCATAAAATGTTGTATCTCTGATAAATTTTTATTGATGGATACACGTAAAAATAAAAATAAAAATATTTTAATTCATGGTGTTTATCATGAAGATATAACTATAAGTGATGTTGAAATATGTTCAGATTTTATAAGTCAATTTTTATGTCATGATGAATATTTATATAAATTTTTATTATCAGATACTTATGTTATTTTAAATATTGAAGATCTTCATAACGTCAAAATAAAAGAATTAACACAGCAACAAGAAATTAAGAAAAATTGCATTCATAAAAAAAATAAAATATTTGATTATATAATGCAATTAGCAGGTTTAGTTAATTCGATAATTGATAATCCATATAAAAAAGACTTGACAATAGTATTTAGCTATGGTAATAAGAATGTTTCATTTATACTTGAAAAAGAAAAACAAAATAATTTTAACGAAGTAGTCGATATTATGAGTCAAATTTTTTTTAATAGTTTTAATGAACAATTAATAGAAGGGAGTGATTTTCTAATTTCTAATAAAATAAATAATACATATACAATTATTCCAGCTGTTGGTGGGGCGTAAAATGTTAAATATATTAAAACAAATAATAACATCAACTTTTTCATTTAAAACTTTTGATATTGATTATTTAACTAAATTAAATGTATCTTACAAAACAATTAAAAGAAATAATTTTTTAACTATCATTTTAGAAACTTCTATATTTCCAAAATTTCTTCATAGCTTTAAAAATTATAATAATATTTATGTTTTTACAGTTATGAAAAAAGAATTTGTACCATCAAAAATTTTTATTGAATTGAGTCTACCTGAGAAAAATATCATAGGATTGTATTCTAATGCTGTTCATTTAAATTCTGAGATCGAATATAAATATAACCAAAAATTATTTAATGTCTGTGTTGATAGTCCTGTTTATAATTTACCAAATAAAAATTATGAATATGTAATTCAAAAAATATTAAATAGAATAAATACTTGGAATTATTTAGATAGAACTCAGGAAATAAAATTAACTAAGCATATGGCAACTATGATACCCGCTACTGAATTCTCAATTCAAAAACTGAATCAGCTAAAAAGACTGGATTGGATTAAAAAAGTCTTAAAGGAAAGGAATCAAAAATATATTTCAAATTTACATTTTTAAAGATTACTTCCATATAAATAGGAACATAATAATAAAGGGTGTCCATCATGATAGATGAATTTAAAGATTCAATAGAAAATTTTGTTAAGGTTTGTGTTGAAGATGAGTTTAACAAACAATTTAAAAACAGATTTGAGGATTTAAGTAAACAAGAAATAGAAAAAATAATGGAGGAATTCGATGACGTAATTAACAAAAAAATTGCATTTGAAGTCAAAAAACATTTTGAATTGTTAACTAACTTAATGAAGGAGAGCCTATCGGATGCCAAAGTTAATTGATATTGACAAAATATGTGAAGACCTACCTGAAGTAACCAACCTAAAAATAACCAAAAAAAATAAATTTACCAGAGACGGATTATTTTCTGAACAAATCTTTGGGCCAATTAAAAACTACACCTGCCAATGTAATGAGTATCATGGAGTATCTCGTAAAGGAACAATATGTGAAAAGTGCGGCGTTGAAATTGCTAATAGTGATGAAAGAAGAAAACGCTTTGCAAAAATAACATTACCAATTCCTGTTGTTAATCCAATATTTTATGATTTATTAGTTGCGGCAGCGGGTAGAAAAGTAAAAAAGATGTTAGATTCTTTAATGACAGATCAAACATCAGCTTTATTTTTCCGTGAAGATTCTGCGGGAAATAAAGAAGCCGTTATTAGAAAAGTAGAGGATATTGAAGATACTGATGATTATTATGAAGGTTTAGATGCAATTCAAAAATTGGTTGATTTTTTAGTTGAAAATATAGATAATGAAAGTGATAAACGTTGGGATATAATAAAGAAAAATCACGATAAATTATTTATTCATAATGTACTTGTTTTACCTGCCGATTTAAGACCTGCATCAAAATCTATTGAAAAAGACAATCGAACAACTGACACAATTAATAGTCATTACAGTCAAATTCTAGATAAAAAAAATACAATGTCTGGAACTGTATATGATCTAAAATTGAGAAATACTCAATTAAAAGAAACTTTTTATAGTTATTTTAGATACTTACAAGATCAAGTTAATGGTTTGTACGATTACATTCTTAAAAAATTAGCCAAGAAAAATGGTTTGATTCGTGGAAATATTTTAGGTAAACGAGTTGATTTTTCTGGAAGGTCTGTAATCATACCTAGTGTTAATATTGAAATTGATGAATGTGTTTTACCTTATAAAATGGTATTGGAATTATTTAGAATACAATTGGCAAATAAATTAATTGAATCTCATCATGCAGTCGATATTGTTGATGCTCAATTAATAATAGATCAATGTATCGAAACTGGAAATCCATGTTTATTAAAGTTATGTAAAAAAATAACTGTTGATGAATTTTGTATTTTAAATAGACAACCAACATTACATAGATTAGGTTTAATTGCTTTTAAAATAAAAGTTGAACTTGAAAATGTAGTGAAAATTCATCCACTGGTCTGTGAAGGTTTTAATGCAGATTTTGATGGTGATACAATGGCTGTTTATATTCCAATTACTAAAGAAGGTAAAGAAGAAGTAAAAGAAAGAATGTTGGCAACTAAAAATTTAATAAATCCTAATAACGGTAGATTATCAATGACACCTAATCAGGATATTATTTTCGGTATATATGCATTATCAAAAAATCTAGTGAAAAGTAATGATGCAGATAAAGAAACCGAATTTAAAGGTGTTAAAATGACTAGGGGAATGCAGGTAATTAATAAATGTTTCCCCGAAGATTATCCACCAGTTACGGGAATTATTGATAAGAAAAGATTGATATCAATTTTAAAAGATATCAGTTCAAAATACTCCACTGAAGAAATAGCCAAGACATTGAATTTGATAAAATTTGCAGGATTTTTATATTCTACATATTTTGGGATTACAATGTCACTTTTTGGCTTTTTTGTAACTAAAGCAGAAAAATTCAAAGATGAAATATATTCAGATAAAGACATAAGTAAACAATTAGCTAAAATTAATAGTCAAGAGGTAAAAGATTTCCTTCGAATAAATTTTGCGTATGCGGATATTATTGATTCAGGTTCTAGAGGTAGTTGGGATCAAGTTAATCAAATGATATTTTCACGTGGTTTTATTTCAAATTTCGAAGGTCAAATTTTATCAACACCTATTAAAAATAGTCTAATTCATGGTCTTACACCTGATGAATTTTTTAATTCGACATATGGTTGTCGAAAAGGTCTGCTTGACGTTGCATTAAATACTGGCAAGTCTGGTTATTTATCAAGAAAATTAGTTTTTTCTTGTGCCAACTTACAATTGGGTGATGAGAATGATTGTGGAACTGAAGACTTATTAGAGGTTTTTGTTAAAGACGAAAAGAAAGGAGAAATGCTTATCGGAAAATACTTCAAAGAAAAACCGGATGATAAAAATGAACAATTGAAGTTATTTTCTGAAAGTGATATTCCTAAATACGTTAACAAAATCATCTTTGTCCGTTCTCCAATATTTTGTCGGAACCCAGAAATTTGTAAAACTTGCTATGGAGATTTTTATAAAGTTGTCGACACAAAATATATTGGTGTTGTTGCGGCTCAAGCTTTAGGTGAGGCGAACACACAATTGGTATTAAGAACATTTCATACATCTGGTGTTGCAATGATTGATAACAAAAAAAGTTCTAGTAAGAAAAAAGATAAAACGGATTTTGTTCAAAAAGATATCGTTGCTAACTTATCAGTAGTCAATGAAAAATTACATTCAATACCAAAAAATACTGATGTATCGGATTTAGTAAGTTCCATTTTTGACATTTATAATCTTAGTCGTTCAATAATGCATGTTCATTTTGAATGTGTTGTTGCACAACTAATGTGGTATAATGATACAAAATGGAGACTTCTTAAAGATAGACATAAACATTCACCTCATTATTATTCAATTCAAAGTGTACCTTCTCAGGAAAGTTGGTTGTTAGGTCTTGCTTTTAGTGATCCTAAAAAACATATTATTAAAGGTTTAACAAGAACTGGAAGATATAGTGGTATCATGGATAAAATATTATTAGGGGATAAAATGTAATTAAAGTTAAGGAGGAAATATTGAATATTAATAATCCATATTTAACAAAATTAGAAAAATTAAATTTATTTAACATAAGACAACTTGAAAATGAAAATCTTATGTTTTATATTGAACAAATTTTACAGCCAGCTGTAGATGCTGGTTTTGAAATTAAAGAATTAGATAGGGTACCAACCCAAAAAGTTTTTGGTGAATTAAATACTAGTTTGACTGAGAAATTAGTTGTTAAACTTGAAAAAAATGATTATTTGATTAATTTAAGTAACAAAATACCTAAATTGGTTAAAGGTCATTATTTCATTATTAATGGACGTCAAAAAATTCCTCTATATCAGTTGTATGATATTCCAGTTGTGACTAGAGGCAGTGTTATCAAAATTAGAACAAATGCTACATCTTTAATCATTTCCCATTCAAAAAAAGAAACAGAACCTAATATTAATATTTCATATCAAGGAAGAAAAGTTCCTTTGGCTTATCTATTGATTGCTTATTTTGGTTTGGATGTCATTAAAAACAAAATAAAACAACCATATAAGAAAAATAATTTTTCTGAGAATTGGTATGGTTTATTATTAGAAGATTTAAAACAAATTTTAAGTGAGAAAGAAATTACTGATGAAGATATTAAAAATGTGTTGGGTTATATGTATTCAAAATATGACCCAACACGTCGTTTAACTGAAGTTCTTTATGGGTTAGATCTTATATTAAAAGTGGATATCTTTTCACGTCAATATTTTGAAACTGATTGTTTACCTGAAGAAATATTGAAAATTATGAAAGGTAACATGATTGATGATAAAGATTTTAGAAATAAGAGAATAAGATGTTTTGAATATTTAATATTGAGTAAATACATAAAAGCTGTTTATGATCTTTGTGTTTTAAATAAATGCACAAAGAAAATTAAGTTTAATATTAATAGCTCACAAGTATTTAAAGATGTTAATGTTTCAGATATCGTTCAGTTTGATTTCTCTATTAATCCTATCGAAGAATTAACTAAATTATCAAGAACAAGTATTTTAGGTGGTGATAAATATGGTGGTTTCACTAGGGATAATGTGCCTAATCATTTAAGGGACGTTAGACCATCAATGAAAGGTCGTTTATGTCCAGTAGACACGCCCGACCGTGAAAACTGTGGTGTACTACAAAGTTTATTACCTACATCAAAAATATCAAACAATTTACAATTTTCTGATGAAATCGAAGAAAAATATATTGTATCAATCCCTGTTCAAATGGTTCCATTTTTAGAACACAATGACCAAACTAGACTTCAAATGGCTTCATCACAGATGAGACAAGCCATTATGATTAAAAATTTAGAAGAACCAATAATTAAAAGTGGTTGCGAACATCTATATACTGACAAAACTCAGTTTTGCCAGAGAGCAGAAGATGATGGGAGAGTTGAATATTTAGATGATCAATATATGATTATCAAATATAAAAACGGTAAATCTGACATGTTCGATATTTCTATTCGGGATATTTATACGAATAATATGGATGTTTACAAGGTTTATTTTTCTAAAAATGATGAATTTAAAAAAGGTGATATTTTATTTGAAAGTCAATTCTGTAATAATGGTTGCATTCAAATAGGTACTAATTTACATGTTGGTTTTATGAGTTATTATGGTTTGACATATGAAGATGGAATTGTTATTTCAGATCGTTTGGTTAAAGAAGGTATTTTAACATCTATGCATATTGCTGACTTATCTTTTAACGTGCCACCTGGAAAAGCATTACTTACATTGGTTGATGGAAAATATAATCCATTACCTAAAGTAGGTGATGTTATTGAGGCTGGAGTGCCATATGCTAAGATGAAAGATATTCCTTCACAATTTGATGGTATGTATGTTAATGATGTTTTTAAGGATTCGATACCATTAACGTTTCATAAAACTGTAAAAATTATTGATGTTAAAATCTATGTCAATAATCATAATGTTAATGTTGAAGAATATGTTAAATGGATATCAAGACGAATTAAAAAACAATTAAGAAAAGTCAACAGAGTTAAAAGTGCCATTAAAGAAATTTTTGAAGATGATTCTGAGATTAAAAATGTTATCAAGGAATTTAATTTAAATTCTTTAATACCTAGAAAGAACGATGAACTTAAAGTCAGTAAAGATAAGATTGACGGTGTTCGTGTTGTCATTAAAGGTATTTATGAAATGCCAATCGAAGTTGGTGACAAAATAGGTAATCGGCACGGCAATAAAGGCATCATAACTTATATTCAAGAAGAAGAAAAAATGCCTCAATTAGAAGATGGTAGACGCTTAGATGTGATCTTAGGGCCATTAGGTGTACCGTCACGAATGAATGTTGGTCAATTATATGAATTATATTTAACAAAGGCATTATATCAATTTAAAGAGTCTCTTCTTGAAGATTTAAAAAGAGGCGTTAGTAATGAAATATTAAAAAATAATATTAGAACTTTTATTCGATTGATTGATAAAACAGAAGGAAATTGGTATTTTGATCAATTTTCTGAACAAATGCCCGAAGAAATAACTGAAGATTTTATTAAAGATTTAAAAATCTATCAGCCACCATTTGATTCAATTTCAGTTGAAGATGCTATTAATTTAAAACGTTTTACAGGTGCTAGTGACACCAGCCGAATTTTTGATCCATTACATAAGTTATATATTGAAAATGAAATTAGTACTGGATATATGTACATGTTTAAAATGACACATAAGGCTGAAGAAAAACTAGCGGCACGTTCAACTGGACCTTATTCGAAAAAGGTTTTACAACCTTTATCTGGTAAAAAGAATAAGGGTGGACAGAGATTAGGTGAAATGGAACAGGCATCAATCATCGCACACAACGCACCACATTTTCTTTATGAATCTTTTTCTATGAAATCAGATAGTACTGATTCGAAAAATAACTGCATTTTAGGTTTATTAAAACATAATGAAATCGAACAATCAACGATTGAATTATCAACACCTGAATCAGTTAGTATGTTAATGGATTATCTTAAAATTGTTGGTGTGAAAATTTGAGGAAATAATGATGTATAATTTACCTGATGTTCAAGAAACAATGGAACCAATCATTAATTCTCCAATCAAACAAGTTGGTGTGGAAAATATAATGTTAAATTTTAGTCTTGAATTAAAGACTGGTGGTGTTATTCATATACCATCAAAGACTACGATTAAAACAAATTTGGGTCCCTCAAAAAAAGGTATTTCAATGTCAAGGTTACTCTTGACATTGAAACCTTATTTGGGTTATCCTTTGAAACATTCAACAATTGTTCAGCTGAGTTATCAAAAGATCTTGTTATTTCTGGAAAATGTAAAAATTATGGTTTTCCTCATGCACAGAGATCTTATGCAGATATTGTTGTTAAAAATGATTTAGACGCTAAGAAACTATGGCTTGAGGATTTGATTGAATTGGTTTATGATGTTATAAAGACACAGCCATATCCAATTATTAAAAGATTAGACGAACAGGAGATTGCAAGAATTGCATCTGAAAACCCATTATTCGTCGAAGATGCTATACGCTTAATATCAAATGAATTAAAAAAGAAAAATGTTTTGGATTGGATAGTTAAATGTTCTCATGAAGAATCTATTCATACTCATGAAGCTATAGCTATTAATTGGAAAGGTATTGTCGGAGGATTTGATGAAAATTATTTTATTTGACAAACGAAAGGAATGAAAATGCAATTGTTTGTAAAATCATTATTGATTATATCACTTCTGGTTTTCTTATGTAGCAAAGGATATTGTATTGCAATATCTAAATTAAATTTAAATGTTGATGTTAAAACCATGACAACGGTCGCACAATTTATGACTGCCTCATTGATGTTGTCGTTTTTGTTTGGAGTGACATATTTAATTTATTGGTAGGAAAGGACTTATGAGACAGAAAAAGTTGACTCGAAAAGATAAACAAAGATTAGCCTCGTTAGGTATTTGTTGGAAATGTGGTCAAAAAACTTTAGTACGTGAAAAAAATTTACTTGTGTGTAAAAATAATAAATGTAATTTCAGTTTTTTAATTATTTAAAGGAGATTTAAAAATGGACAATATTAAGTTATTCAAATTGGCTAATGGTCATGATATTCTATGTTCTGTTGTATCTGAAGAAGATGATTTTAAAATGATTGAAACCCCAGTTGTTTTAATTCCAAATGAGCAACAGGGTGTTGCAGCTATTCCGTGGATTGTATTAGGTGATGCAAAACATGTTAAATTATTTAAAAGCCATATCATGGCTGAGATTGAACCTGATCTTCAGTTGAAAAATTTCTTTAATGAAAAATTCGGTTCTGGTATTTCGATTGTTTCATCTATGCCAGAAAATATTGTTGATATTAATAAAAAATAATAGGGGTAGATATGGATTCCAAAATTGAAAATTTAATACGTTTATATTTAAAAGAAAGAGAATATCAAAATAATATTTTTGGAAATCCAGGTGAAAATCCAGTATTAACACCTAATAGTTTTTTGACGTTCCTGGATATTTATTTAAACAAGGCAAAAACTTCGATGTGTGAAAATTGGACTGATGAAATACCTCCTTGGTTAAATCATTGTCGTGAATTAGATTTTCAAGATAAAGCACCAGTAGCAACATATGGTTATTTAATAAAAATATTTGCTTTAGCTGGTGCAGCATTAGAATCTTTTGCTGACATTGATCCAGAATTCTGGAGAACAGAAGGAATTAATACCAAGTGGAAAAATTAGTTCATTGATTTTAATTTTCAAAAAGGAGATTTCAATGAACGGAAAGGGGAAAAAGATGACAGATAATTTAACAGAACTAATTAAACCAGATATTCTGTTAAAAGATAATTATATACCTACGGACGAAGAAATAGATAAAGAATTATCTCAGTTAAGTACAGACACGAAGAATAAAAAACCTATTGTTTCTGATTATATATTAGCTAGAAATAAGGAGGAAGATGAAAAAATAACAATTGAAAAAATAGATGTTGGTTTAATTGATACTCATATTAAAACTATTGATTTCTATACATGGTTTAAAAAATATGAAAATCGATTTGATAATTTTTCTGAATTAGAAATTAAAGTTGATGGTGTTAGACCAGAAGAAATTATATGTGTAGATATGCCTGTTCACGGAGGCACACTTGTTAATGGTCATCCTCAACGAAGAATTGAATTTATCAGAAATCCCGACAAATATTTTATATTAAACTTGGAACCAGTTTCATTAGATTTTTTAACTAAAGGTTTATTTGTTACAACTCAAATAGTTGATGAAAATAATTTTATTATTTCTTATGGTATAAGATCATCTTTGGCTAACTTTTATGGAATTCAATATGATAACTTTGTTTTACCTGTTATTGAATTACCAAAAATGAAAAGACGATCTGATATTTATGATATTTTTATTTTCGATGAAAAAATTTCGTTGGACGAATTATTGATGTTAAAACCAGATACTGATATGATTGGTTATAATTATCCACCTTTTAAGAAATTAGATGAAACTAATTTTAAAACAAAATTTGATGTTATTTTGTGGTTGCTTACAAAAAGACAAGAATCAATCGACTTAGCTCATTGGATGACAATTGATTCAACAATTTGTAAGATTATTAATCTACCATTAAAAATAAATAATTGTCCTTACATGAATATTTAAGGGAGGGTTTGATGATTGAAACTTTCTGATAGTTCACCATTATTCATGAGTGAAGTTTATGATTATGATATTCCATCATGCCATTATCAAATACTTAAAAATATTAATTATGATTTGAGTGACATACCAGAACATGACAAAGAAACTAGAAACATAAAAATTGGTTTGATAATGCGTGATAACCCAGACTTAGCAAAATATCTTAGAGAAACAACTATTTCAACAATTGATGAATATCTAAAGATTAATGAAATCAAAGAGTCTGATATTATATTAAGACAATATGATGGAATTTTGTTAAGAAAGCCAATGGTAAATTTAAATTCATTAGAGTTAGAAATTATATTGAAAAATTATTACAATAAATTTTTAATTTCCATTCAAAGAGATATGTACATTGCAAAATCAGATACACAAAATGTATTTAAAGGCATACCAAATTTGTATAATGAAATGGAAAAATTTTTAAATAAAATTTTAGAAATTAATTATGCAAATATATGTTCAATCGCATTATCATTAAAAAATTTAAAACAGGAATTTTTCAATGGTAACATAAAACTATTTTTTATACCTTTCAAAAAAAATAGATTTAAAGTTTTTATGAAAGAGTTAGGACCGATTGAAGTTGGTGAAACAATTATTAAATTAGAAATGATGGAATTAAAACAAATTGATATCGAAAAATATTTTGATACATATATATCTCCATTTTTTCAATCAATTGTGTATTATTTTTATTGAGGGAAACCCTGCGTTTCCCTCTTTTTTTTGTTTTTTTCAGAACAAAATAAAAAAAGGGATATTATATGAGTACAGGTACACAACCGAATCAATCTTATGAAATTGGATTAATAGTAGGAGATGAGAATTATTCGGCAGAATTAACTGGTGTTACCATCATATCTTCTCTTTCTACATATTATCCATTTGTTAAATTATATTTAAATATTGATCCACAAGACATAATTTTACAAAAAATATATGGGCAAAAACCAATAACATTAATAATAATGTTAAAAGATTATTCTGGTGTGCCTGCTTTAACAACTTTAAAATTTGAATTAATACATATTGCTGATAATACAAAATTAGGTATTAAACAAATGATACCTATCAAGGAAAGTGAAGGCGGTATTGAAAAAGAACCTTATGTAAAACCTATTGAAATTACTACTGTTTTAAAAGATTCTTTTAAAACAATGACAACAATGGTTAATGATGTTCAAAATAATATAATGATGAAAGATTTAATTAGCAATATTGTAACAAATTTTACAACAGCTAATTTAAATTTAGATGTTGACGGTATTAATTTACAAGAAATAGATCAAGTATGTATTCCTCCTTCAACAATAATTAATACATTTAAATATTTAGATAGAACATTTGGAATTTATAATGGTGCTTGTGCTGTTTTTTGTGATCATAAAAATATTTTAAAGATATTTAATCTTTCTCATAGAATAAAAAATTCTCAAACATACACTATTGTACAAGTAGCAAGCGATAGTGATAATAAAGAATTAGATGGTGATGCTTCAACAGCTAAAAGAATAATGAGAGGTGAGTTATTTTATACTTTTGCTGACGTAGATAAAAAATATAAAGGCAATACTCAATTTTCTATTGCTGCAAGAACAATTAGGCATATAGTTAAACCTAAAGATAGATTATCATATGTGATGGAAATTGATTTGAAAAATGTTGCTTCTATATATGGTGTTGTTGATAATAATAACATGTATCCAGAATTATTTTTAAATGAAGATTTAGTTGATCATAGAGTTCATTATTATATTAATCATACAGGTAATGATCTATCTCCAACATTTATACATGCTAACCAATCAAAACCATTAGCAAATTTATTTACAATAAAAATTGCTATAAGTGGTTTTTTGTATTTAACAAATTTACTTAATGTTGGTGAACCTGTTAAATTTGAAAGTAAAATATTAGAACATGTTCAGTTTACTGGAAAATATATATTATTCTCATCTGCATTATCTTTTAAAAGAGATACAAAAGACTGGAATGCTGAATGTTTGGTAACCCTTGCAAGAACTAATAAAACTTTGACTGATTAATAATTATGAAAAAGAATACAACTTCTAAATCAAATAGGAATAGAAAACAAGCAATTGCACAAGATAGGGTAAACAAATATTTACAATGTAAAAATAGTTTCGATTATTTTTGTGCTAATTATGTTTTATTAGAACTTCCAGGTGGAGATGTTTTTTTAAATTTATATGAGAAGCAATCTGAATTAATTGATAAAATTCAATTAGAGCACTACGTACTTGTTCTAAAATCTAGACAAGTTGGTATTTCAACTGTAATTCAAGCTTACTGTGCATGGTTATTAGTTTTTTTCAAAAATGTTGTTATTGGTATTGTTTCTAAGGATGGCCCAGAAGCCACAACGTTTGCTAGAACAATAGCTGATATGATTGAAAAATTACCACCCTGGATGCGTCCAAAAGGTGGTCAACAAGGTTTAGGTTTTAGAAAAAGATCAGAACAATCATTTATTTTAACCAATGGGTCCAAGTGTTATGCAGCAACAGTGAACCCAAAAGCTCCAACCAAGACATTGCGTGGTAAAGCAGTCACGTTTTTAGTTATTGATGAAGCAGCTTTTATTGAAAAAGTAGAGGAAGCATGGACTGGTATGGTTCCTGCTCTTTCCACAAACCAGAAACACGCTAGAGCTGTTGGTGTCCCTTATGGTACTGTGGTTTTATCAACACCGAATAAAACTCAAGGCGTTGGGGCTTGGTTTTATAAAAGATATACTAATGCTCTTTCAGGTAATGATATTTTCAAACATTTTATTATTCATTGGAAAGACATTAAAGAACTTGCTGGTGATCCAGATTGGTACAAAACTCAGTGTGCTTTATTTGATAATGACCCAAAGAAAATTCAACAAGAATTAGAATTAAAATTTGTTTCATCTCAAGGTTCTTTTTATGATGAAAGTATTATTGAAAAATTACAAGACCAAACTAAAGACATGGAACCTATTAATAAATATCCAATTTATAATGGAGAAATTTGGAAATATGCTGAACCTATTCCAGGTAGGGCTTATATTATTGGGGTAGATACAGCGCCTGCTTTTGGTGAAGATAAATCTGCATTAACAGTATGGGATTTTGAAACATTAGAACAAGTATGGGAATATCAAGGTAAATGTGAAGTTCAAGAATATATAAATGTTGTTAAACTCGCAGCTACAATATATCCTGGTGTTTTGGTAATTGAAGCAAACTCATATGGTAATCAAATTGTAGAAGCCATGAAAAATTATACAATGGAAACAATAATTTATCGAGAAAAAGATAAAAAATTACCGGGTTTAACCACTACTGCTAAGACAAGACCATTAATGATAGATGCATTATATGATTATGTTTCTCAATATCCAGAGATTGTAAAATCACGTAGATTAGCAATGGAATTGGTTGGTTTAGTTTCTAAACCTTCTGGTAGAGTTGAGGCTGATTCAGGTTGTAATGATGACTTAGCATTATCTGCTGCTATGGCTTTCTATGTTAGAAAATATGATATGCCACCTCTTTTATTAAATGCTAGTTCTTTAGAAGGAAATGATTCTTTTAAAGATATTATTAATATGAATGAAATTAATATTAATGAATTTAATGATAAAAGTATTATGGAATATGTAAATGAAAACTTACATAAAGAAAGTCAAGATTCTTTTGTTGATATTCTTTCTATGTTTAATATAATTAATAAATAATGGAGATTTAAATGATTGATAACCAAAAAGTTTTAAACGAAATGTTTAACATACCACATGGATTAAAACCTGTTGCTAATATTAGTGGTATGAAATTATATTCTTCAAAAGGTCTAATGAAAAAATATGCGAAAGCAATTTTAAATACAAAATATTTTAAAGGTTCTAAGAGATTAGAAGAATTAATTATAGATAAAAATAAAATTATACCTTGTTATTTAACAAAATCATTAATTGGTTACACATTTTATAAACTTTTTGCATCTACTCAAAGAAAATCTATATGTGGTTTTTTCTCACCTCAATCAAAAAGAATTTACATTCTTATTTCAAATAATACTGCTTTTGGTATTTATTCTTCGAATAATGATTTAGCTTCTTTAACATTACATGAAACAATGCACGCATATTTTGATCAATCACCATCTGATTTCAAAAGTATGTTTAAGAAAAAAATAGCTGAATATTATGATCATTTTGTTTCTTATGTTTTTGATGTCCCAGATAATAAAATAACTAAATCAACTGGTAAAAGTATTGCTAAAATGATGCTTGATTTTGAATACAAATCATCAGCTAAAGGTTTGACGGGAAATGATGTTAAAAAGCATATTGAAGGTTTTATTTCTTTATTGAAAAATAATATGCCTGTTATTGATAAGCAAGACGAACAAGTATATGATCTAATGGAACGTATGATGTTAGCTTTTATGTTTAATCAATCTTTATTTTTCAGTGAATTAAATAAATATAGATATTTCTTTAAAGGTTTTTACTATGCATATTTCAAAACATTTGGTACAACTGATACCCAGACTTTACCGATTCAAGAATTATTTTATCCTTCTGAAATAATAGCTATCGGTTCTGAGGTTTCAAAAAATAAATCTTCATTCATAACAGCTTTCAATAAATTAAAGGTTTGATAAATGGATCAAATACAAACTTTGTTGAATAAGGTTAATTCTGTTTCGGCTGTTGCTGAAAAATATTCAATGAAATACAACGCTGGAAAATTAAAGGCACAAGCAACACCTACGTCGAATTTAGCAAATTACACAGCTAAGTTATATAAAAAAGCAAGTTCTAATTTAGATATGGTTGCCAACCAATCTATTAAACTTGCAATGATTACGTCTCAGAAAGCTATAGGTTTAACATCTGATGTTGCAAAACAAACTGTTGAATTAGCAAGAGATAGTTTGAAACAAATGACATCAGAATTAAGTCAAGATTTTTCAATTAATACTAAAAATGTTTTGGCTGCTTCTATGGCTAAAAGTATGCCTGTATTTGGTTATGCAATATCAAGAGCAATCAATACAGATGTAGTTAAAAAACTAACATCATTTGGTTATGAAAAAGCTAAAATGGCTTCTTCTAGTGTTGGACATTACATGAAAGAAAAATTTACAGAAGGAAAAGAAAATTTATTAACCACATTTGAAAAAAAGAAAAAAGAAAAAAGGGAAAAAGATTTAGTTAAAAAAGTTGAAAGTATTGTACCTAAACTAGCATCTGGTGGTTATATGAAAAAAGATGCTGTCATTAAGGCACATAAAGGTGAAATTGTTGCACCAGTTGATAAAATCATAGCACCCTTAGAAAGAATTTCTAATGATATTCATAAGTTAGTTAAAGATTTTAAATCTTATATGGATGTTAGTATATTATCAATGAATAAACAAGCTTCTGGTGAACCTATAACATTATCGGACTTACCAAAAAATACACCAAAAGCTTTAAGACAAAGATTAAGAGACAATTTTGCACCAAGTAACTTTAAGAAATTCTTGGCTGTTTTTCTACGTAGACAATTGACCAATATGCAGACTTATGTAAAAACTGCATCTGAAGGTAAAGAAACTAATTTAGTCAAAGCATTTATGATTGCTTATAGAACTGCAAATGAAGATTATGAAGCACCTTGGCAAGAAAGAATGCTTCGTGCAACATTGGAAATGCGTAATGTAATGGTTGATAGTAAAAC